AGGGGTTAAAAAACCACCTAAAGAAATTAATCAATAGGTGGTTGTGGTTGTGTTGTTAGTTATTACGATTTAGAAAGGCAAATCGTCATCATCTTCATCTACTTGCTTTTTAGCTTTTGGCTTTGACGATTGTGAATTGTCTCCAGCTACCTTGATACTTCCATCAGTCCAGAAACATTTTCCGTTACCAACGTAATACTTTGGCTTCTCAGCTTCTCTATCTTCTTTTGTTTGAGATACGTATGCTGATACGTTCTGATATACATCTCCGTTTTTACCACTAAACGATTTAGAATCGTCATTAATAGATACTGTTATATCTATTCCAGTTGCATCTTTCTTGTTGATGCTTTTTAACATTACTTCTAAAGCCTCTTTCTTTAGATAAATACTACTTAAACTTCCCATTGTTTTTTAATTTAATTTGATTACTGCGATTTTTATAACCGTATCGCATTTAACGGTTGCAAATGTATATAGTATTTATATAAATAACAATACAAACACTAAAATAATTAGTAAATACTACAAAGAATCTATATACTCTCTAGCCTTGATTACTTTTTCGTCAATAGCATTGATTATCTCTTCGTTTCTAGCTACCTCAAATATCTTGATTCTATTCTTCATTGGTATGTGAGAGTATGTTTGAGACTCTTTAACCTCTTCGATAAGAATATCTAAGAAGTCGTCAGGCAACTTCTCTTTATACATAATACTCTTAGCTTCTCTTAAGATGATATCGTCAGGAGTATCAAGAAGTACATACACTAACTTAGCCTTACTTTTACCAGTCAACCTCATATAACCTTGTAATTGATAGTCGTATGCTTTGTTAGGGCATTTAGTTTCTAAAGCAGGAAAGCTAGATAAAGAAAAACTACACTTAATATCTAACACCTCATCGTCGTCATCAGACACAATGTCAGGTGTCCCTTGAATAAAATCATCCTCGAAGTACTCGTCATTCTTTACGTGATTGGTTTTGAATAACTTATTGTATTCCCTAATCGCTTCATCTTCTAACTGGATTCCTTTATCAGTATAACGTGATGTGATGTCTGTACGAACACCATAAGTCTTTTCTAAATACCAATTGTTTAGATGCGTCTTAAGTGTTGCTGATATAGTCTCACTCTTACTTCTTGGTTCAGTGAAGAGAGCTCCTAAAGCGGAGCATCTCATCTTGAACTGTTTGTCTTTTTTACCCATTAATTTCTATTTAAAATCATATTTGCATTAGATCCGAATACGTTGTTGTTACCATAAGGTGACACACCTCTTTTTGCCCAAATCCTATCAGTCTCCGCTCTATACAACTCTAACATTTTAGGTTGAGAAAGTATTTGTTTGGTCTTCGCATCATACAATGCAGCCTCATAGTTACCTTTAGCTAATGCAATCTTCTTTAATGCTGTTTGCTCTGCTTGTAATGTTTGAGACTTAATAGTGGCAGTCTCTTGAATAACTCTAATCTTAGTTTCAATAGCTCTCTTATAAGATTGAGGTATAGACATCTTAAGAATTGCAATGTTGTTTAGTATAAATCCTTCCTTAGCTAATGATTTAGTTAATGTACCAGTAACATCTCTTTCATATACATTTCTATGTTGTAGCAAACTATCAGATGCAAATCCAACTGCATTATCTAACAACTCTTTTCTAACTATGTTTCTAACTCTAGTGTTAATCAATTCCTCCATATCTACTCTGTACTTTGTAAATAGTGTAGGTGCTGCACTTCTTTCTAATTGTAAATTGATTGCTACGTCTAATCCGAATGTTGCACCATCAGCTGATGTAACATCGATGTGTTCATCTGTTGGTGAATCCTCATCTAATGCAGCTGTCCATACCTTATGCTGTACCGATGTTGGATACATATACACATCTTGTGTTGGAGGAAAATAGAATATAAATCCAGATGCCATCTCGATGTTAGGGACTCCCTTATCATTACCGATCTGGTCTACTACTAATGCTACCTCAGATGAATCTGCGGTTGTACAAGATGTTGTTACTAATAACATCATCATAAAAAAGGCTACTAATGTAAATAATTGTTTCATTTTACTTGATTTTTAATTTGATAATAAATTTGATTAATAATATGTTTACTAACACCACGCATAGTAGTGATAGTATACCTAACATAAAGGCGATGGTACTTGCTGAACTCATAAGGCTAGCTATACCCATCATAACAAATACCTCCACTAATAATAGCAGAGGTATTAATAAGAAAGAATACTTAAACATTGTCAAGTTCTTTTAGTTGTTCGTCTGTCAATGTGAACGCACCAGTTAATGCATCCTTAGAATATGTACCAGCTTTGATAGCTACTAAAGCCTTGTCGAATCTATCCTTGTTGATAGACATCTTAACACCACCTGACTTAGTTCTTGATGGATTGTCAATGTCATCCTCATCAGTATTGATATGGAAATACTTAAGTAAGAAGTATCTCTCTGCGTATGTTAACGCACTACCAAGACCTTTCTCCCAATCGTTCTGACCATTAGCACCAAAGAAGTTCTCGTCTTTCTCACCACTAGTAGCATCAATCCAAGTGAACTTCATCATAACCTTAGAAAGAATCTCTGACTTACTACCATTCTTTGTTACGTAGTCTTGTCTTGTGTTCTCAATGTCGATAATCTCTTGCTTAAGAAGTATACCATACTGATTCATAAGTGGTTTTACATACTCAAGAACCTTACTACCTGATACGTATTGGTATCCAAAGCTCTTGCTGTCTTTACCTAAGCCAATAACCTCTTGCTGTATCTTCAATAGTTTTTGATACAGATTTAGCGATTGTACATCGCTTGTTGCAACTTGTTTTGCCATAATTTAATTTAATTTAAAGTTCAAAGTTAATTCTAATAATCTACAAAAGCAAATTATTCTTCTAGTAATTTAGGGTATCTTAACAATATGTCTTCACACCTCTTTGTGTATTCTTTCATAACCTTAACCGCTTTCTCAACAGTCTTGTAGCTAGACCTTTTACTCTCTGATGTGCTTCTATATCTATTAAGTAATTTGTTGTAAGAGTTGTAACTGAATAGCGATGCTGCTTCAATTATACCCTTACTTATCAGTATATCTAATTCGTTTGGTTTTAACTCCTTGTATACAGATGTTCTTGTACTATACACTCTATAATCAAATCCTTCGTCTAATATTTCTTTCTCAAACTTAAACCCTTTATAGAATATACATAAGTAGTTTCCGAATTGATGCTCAGGAATCTTTAGATTCAATGCTTTGTTGTATATCTCCTCTTGTCTACTCATATCTTATTCGTTTTTAAATGTTTCAAATATTAATCTTCTTGCTTCTGCATCAGACAATGTTGCTCTTAATTTTTGCAGAAATTCTGACTTACCTATCTGCTCTTGTTGCCATTTAGTACCCCAATAAAAACCAAAATACATAGAACCGTGATTGCTTGACTCATATAGTTCGCTATTGTCATTAGCAAATTTCAAGGCAGCTTCTTCAAGTGTTTCTTGTTTACTCATCTAAAAAAGTCTTTTAATTTGATTAATATCCATAGATAGCACACTTGTAAGTGCGTCATCTACCTCGTTCTTTGTATTGAGAATATTAAACAACAAACTAACTTTATTAGTTGTTAATCTCCTACCTCTTGAGAATAGCTTTACTCTACTCAATGTATCTTGAAACTCAATGTGTTCTTGTGGGGTACTCAAGGATTCTCCTTGATTATTCACCCATCTTCCGTTTTTTACTTGCATATTATGTTTTTTAAATTAATAATAACTCATATTATCAAATCTACCCTTGTGGTTTTCTGGAAAATTTTGTATAGATTTTAAATCTAAATCCTCTCTCCAACCTTTACCATATTTTTTGTTTATCTCGCATCTAGCTTGGTTATGATAGTTCTTAACTCCTTCGCATTCTAGCTTTTTAGATAAACTATAAAGTTCTGTAGAAATTCTTTTAGCTTCTCTTTTGTATTTATCCATAACTTAGTCATTTTCTGATGATTGTGAATTAATAATTACTAAATACTCTGTACCGTTCTCTAATGCCTTTATCTCTCCTTGTGGTATTAAAGACATTATCTCCTCTCTCGGCATCATATCCAATGTGGATGCCATATAAATTACCTTATCCATTAAAATTCCCACCATTGATTATCATTAGGAGTATTATTAGCTTCTATTACTGTATCATTGTTGTTTATGTCAGCCCATGTACCTTGCTTATAAACACATAAGCCACCACGCCCTTCAGGAGCAGTATATAAAATATCTTCAAACGCACTATAATACCAATCTACTATTGGGAAATCTCTAGCGGTACAGGTCTCTAATGATTCAAAATTACTTGATGTGTATCCTCTAATCTCGCACTCTTTACGCAACATTACTTGTATAAACGCTTTAGTAGCTGGTACTGATGATTCGGGGTGTGGAAAACTCCAAGTACTA